TCCGACACTAATAATAACTAATAAATAATAATAACTAACTTAATAATAATCTAAGCCTTACGGCACTAACTTAGTAATAAATACTAACTTACAACAAACTACTACTAATCTAAATAAAGAAAAGGATAACTGAGTTATCCACAATTTGATATTTACATTTCCGACTTTTACAAATCTGTATTTTACAAATCAGTAAAAGAGGAGTTATAACAGACTTTAAAAATTTAGATTGTCAATTTATCTTTCAGGAATCCAACTGATGATTATACTGCTGTTAGTAATAGCTTTATCAACGATCCTGCGCTAGATTTTACAGCTGTTGGCATTATGATGGTGGTGCTAGCTAATCACCCAAACTGGCAAGTCTATCCAGAAGAAATAGCTAAGCGGAAAGGTGTTAGTCGAGACACAGTTGATAGCTACTTCAAAACATTAGAAAAAAATGGCTACCTACGAATTGTTAAAAAAGGCATGGGACGTGGTAAAGGAGTTCGTGTTTTCAGATTTTTCTCAGATGTAAAAATATCTGATTTCCAATTCGATATTATGAAACAGAGATTGAATGAAAGTATATCTAAGTTATCCACAGGTTAGAATTTACATTTCCGATTTTTACAAATCTGTATTTTACAAATCAGAAAATTTAGGCACTAATAAATACTAACTAACAATAAATACTAACTAACAATAAATATTAAAAGACAACAAGTCCTACTTCTCTTAATAAATAAAGAGAGAAAGTTCAAATTTCAATTTTAGGACTTTGGTTTGGAAGGAGAAAAAGAGATGTTAGAAGAATTTCTTGAACGTATAGCCAAAAGCCTTGAGTCTATAGATACAGAACTCAAGGTAAGAAACGAAGACAGAAAGCTTCTTCTTAATCAAGCTGAAGCAATAGAAAAAATTTGCTTGGATATCAAAGAAGACCCTTTCTGTCTTAACGATTTAAAAAGAAAAGCATTAGCTGATAGAGTTAAACAAAAGGAATAACAGATTTAATTTTAGCCGCAAAATCTAATACATTCTCTATTCGTTCTTTGAGAGTTGGTTCTCTGAATTGACTCTCAAGTTCAGCGATTGCTTCGGTTGTTAAATACAGGGTGTAGAACGTGTTATCAGCCTTGGTGCCAATTATATATCCATATTTATCCAATTCAAAACATGTATCCAAAATATCTTCTTCAGACCATTCAGACATAATGTTATTTTTCAGATAATTTATGTTTTGGAAGTTTCTTGCTTGCTCTTTAGAAATTTCATCCTTGCGTCTTGTTAAGTATTCTGCGTACATGGAAGTTAGTAGGAATTTGGCATCATTCGTTAGATTATTCATGATATTTCTATCCTTTCTATTTGAATTTTGACTAAAACGGTGAGAGGTCCTAGTCAAGATTATTATAGCAATTTAGGAGGATGTTACATCAGTCTCGAGGCTGATATAGGAGGTTGAATGGAAGATAAAATCATCGAACTTGCTGATTATTTCATCAGCGAATCTACAACGTACAGAGAAGCTAAGATAGCGTGTGAGAAGCTATTAAAACAAGTCAGTCATGAGATAGAACTCAGGGCACTGGAAAGTAAAACGAGGGTATGAAATGAGACCAATAGGATATCGGCTTAATGTTGAAGTTTCTGGCATTGAAGAACTCAAGGAAGCCTGTAAAGAAGTATCAAAAAAAGCCGAAGAATTGCAAGAAGCAATCGATCGACTTAGTGAGATGAAAGTTGAAATAAAAATTAAGCCTATCAATGATTAGACTTTCTGTCTAAGGTAAAACAAAAAGTACCTGACGGCAATCAGGTACTAACTAAAATTATTCAAGGAAATTATAACATGAAAAATAAAAAAGAGCAATGGAAACCAAGAATTGTAAACATTATGGCAGATGGTTCGGTCATTGAAGACTTGACAGGCTATGTCATCCCTGCTGGTCATTCGTACTATGACATCATTCTAGGAATGAACAAGCGAGAGTTACAGAAAGGGGCTTAAATATGAGATATGCAGTAGAAAATCAGGAAAATCAGGAGGAAGAATAATGTTTGAACCACCGTTAATCAACCAGCTTCTAGGAACTGGTGCAGTGATTTTGGGATTTATTAGCGCAGGAATCCTAGCTCATCAGTTAGAAAAACAAA